AATGCTAATTTTGAACATGTTTATTTTATTCCTGGTAATCACGATTTGTATTATCGGGATAAACGTGATATACAGAGCGTGGAATGGGCACGACATCTCCCGAATGTTACTATATGTAACGATTGGTTCAGCAGTGGTGACGTTGTTATTGCACCTTGGCTATGCGGTGATGACCACAAGCGTATTCCAAAACTAACCGGCAAGTACATGTTCGGGCACTTCGAACTGCCCGGCTACTTGATGAACGCCATGGTAGAGATGCCAGACCATGGCGAAGTACAAAGAGAGGACTTTGAGAATTTTGAACATGTATTCACTGGACATTTCCACAAGCGACAAACTAAAAAGAATATTACCTACATCGGTAATGCGTTCCCTCACAATTATGCGGATGCTGGTGACGACGAACGAGGCCTTACTGTACTGGAGTGGGGAAGAGAGGCTACATTTCATGCTTGGCCTGATCAACCAACCTATCGTGTATACGGTCTTGCAAACCTTATTGACAACGCTCCATCGCTTCTTAAGCCCAAAATGCATGTGCGTGTTGGACTAGACATTGAGATCTCATACGAAGAAGCCAACTTTATCAAAGAAACGTTTGTGAAAGACTACGACCTACGTGAGATGAGTTTGATACCAAACAAAAACTCAGATGTAGACACAGACATGGCGCCAGGTGAAATTAAGTTTGAATCTGTGGATCAAATTGTCACGGACCAACTCACTAACATTGAATCAGAATTCTACGACAACAAACTACTGTTGAAGATTTACCAAAACTTATGATCCAAATACGCAACCTCACTGTCAAAAACTTTATGAGTGTGGGCGCAGCCACACAAGCCATTGACTTTGATCGCACGGACCTTACACTAGTGCTGGGTGAAAACTTAGACCTAGGTGGCGATGGCTCACGTAACGGAACAGGCAAGACCACAATTATCAACGCATTAAGTTATGCACTTTATGGTCAAGCATTGTCAAACATCCGCAAAGACAACTTAGTAAACAAGACCAATGCCAAACACATGTTGGTCAGCCTGGATTTTCACATCAACGGCACAGACTACAAGATTGAGCGTGGACGCAAACCCAATGTGCTCAAGTTCTATGTGAACAATGAACACAAGGCCGCAGAGGATGAAGCACAAGGGGATTCAAGAGAAACACAAGATGCTGTAGAACGTATTATTGGCATGAGCCACGACATGTTCCGACATGTGCTGGCGCTAAACACCTACACAGAACCGTTCCTAAGTTTGAAGGCCAACGACCAACGCACTATCATTGAACAGTTGTTGGGTATAACCTTGTTGAGTGAACGTGCGGACCGCATTAAAGAACTCAACAGACAGACCAAAGATGCCATACAGTCCGAAGAGTTTAGAATTCGTGCTGTGCAAGAAGCTAACAAGCGCATTGAAGAGCAAATTGTCAGTTTAGAAAAACGCCGAACCATGTGGTTCAAAAAGCAACAGGAAGACTGTGCAGGGTTTGAAACAGCCATTGGCGATCTTGAACACATTGACATTGATGCCGAAGTACAAGCACATAGAGACTTAGAAGCATTTCACATTAAGAAAAAAGCCATAGACGAGGCCAATCGATGGATTCGACAGATTGCCGCAGATGATGTCAAGCAACAAAAACTGTTGGACAAACTCCGAACAGAAATTGCAGCCTTGGACGATCACAAGTGTCACTCATGTGGTCAGGACTTGCATGACAACAAACAAGATGAACTCAAGCAGGCCAAAGAAGAGCTGTTGCGTGAAACTGCACTGCAACTATTGGCTAATGATACACAACGACAAGGACACCAAGATACACTGGCTAGTTTAGGAGAACTAGGCGTAGCACCCACTGTGTTTTATGACACACTAGAAGATGCACTGAATCATCGCAACACTCTCAGCACACTACGAACTAGTTTAGATGCTAGACAAACGGAGTTAGATCCATACACAGAACAAATTGCAGACATGCATGGTCAAGCCTTGCAAGTTGTAAATTATGATGCACTAAACGAACTTACTAGAGTGCAAGACCATCAGGACTTCTTGCTTAAACTGCTGACCTCAAAAGATTCGTTTGTGCGTAAGAAGATCATTGATCAGAACTTGAGTTATCTCAACAGTCGTCTCACACATTACTTGGATAGAATTGGCTTGCCACACACAGTGAAGTTCATGAACGACTTGAGTGTGAGCATTGAAGAATTAGGTCGTGAGCTGGACTTTGATAATTTGAGTCGTGGCGAACGCAATCGATTGATCCTAAGCATGAGCTGGGCATTCCGTGATGTTTGGGAAAGTTTATACTCACCCATCAACTTGCTGTTCATTGACGAGATGATCGACAACGGCCTGGACACACAAGGTGTGGAGAATGCACTAGGCTTGCTAAAGAAGATGAGCCGCGAACGCCACAAGAGTATCTGGCTGGTTAGTCATAGAGATGAATTAACCAGCAGGGTAGAAAACATTCTCAAAGTTGTGAAAGAAAACGGTTTCACTAGCTATAACACGGATGTAGAAATTGCGTAAGATCAAAGTATTACACCTTGAGCCAACTGATGTGTGCCAAGCCGCATGCCCGGCGTGTGCTAGAGAAACGGATTCAACATTTCGTAAAGATCAAAAACATCATTTGACCATTGGGCACATACAACAGCATTTCAGTGATCGTAGGATCAAGAGCCTGGACAAAGTGTTCATGTGCGGCAACTACGGTGATCCAGCCGCAGGTGCTTATACTGGTGACATATACAAATGGGTTAGACAATTAAATCCCACGATCACACTAGGCATGAATACTAACGGTGCCATACAAAACACTTTCTGGTGGCACGAAATTGGACGTTTGTTCAACCAGCCCCGGGACTATGTGGTATTCAGCATTGATGGCCTAGAAGATACTAATAGCGTGTATAGAAAAGGTGTGAACTGGCACAAGCTAATGCAGAATGCACAGGCATTTATAGAAGCAGGTGGATCAGCACATTTAGACATGTTAATTTATCAACACAACGAACATCAAGTTGATGAGTGTGAGCAACTGGCTAGAGACATGGGTTTCAAGTGGTTCCGTGCCAAAGTCAGCAAACGGCCACTGATCGGCAGATTAGAGTGGCCACGCAATTATCAACTTCAAACATTTGAAGGTTCTATACAGTGTCATGCTCAACAAGAAAAAAGTGCTTATATAGATGCTCGTGGTAATCTCAGTCCTTGCTGTTGGATAGGTGGAACACAGACAGATTTTGTTCGCACTGATTCTGTGGTGGACTTTTATACAAAGAAACATGCAACTTGTGTTGCAACTTGCTCAACAGATCAATCACAAACGGCATTTTTAAATCAGTGGCGCAAAGAAATTGAGCTATGTTAGCAACTTGGCATTTTCATATTGAGATCTCCAGCAAGTGTACCTTGCGGTGTCCTCGGTGTGCTCGTCAAGAAGTACCTGATGGACTTGTGAACACAGAGTTAGATTTAGAATTTTTCAAACGTAACTTTACTCCTGAGTTTGTGCAAGCCAATGTAGAGAAGATTACATTCTGTGGCGATGATGGCGACCCTATCTATGCACATGATTTGATACCCGTAATTAGCTATCTTAAAAGTATAAAACCTGTTGAAATTGTCATTGTTACCAATGGATCACATAAAAAATTAACTTGGTGGACTCAATTGGGTACTTTGCTGGACTCGAAAGATAGTGTTCACTTTAGTATAGACGGTTACGATAATGCCAGCAACAATCAGTACCGTGTGAATAGCGACTATAACAGCATTATTGATGGTTTACAGACATTGCGTAGAATGAGTGATTGCCAAATTGTATGGGCTGCCATTGCATTCAAGTTTAATGAGCACCACATAGACACCATGAAAAAAGTTGCCCAACAACTTGGTGTGGACAGATTTCAATTGACCAAGAGCACAAAGTTTGGTAGTGTGTATCCATCGTATGGCGTTGACGATCCACTTGAACCCAGCATAAAATTTGTCAGCAGTTCACATCGCTTTGAACGCGAAGTTATTCCTCTGTCAGAAGCAGGCGAATGGACTGCAATTCCATTCACAAACAACCGACTATTTAATCAAACTCAAAGTCGTAACGGTGTAACACCGTTATGCGAGATAGGCAACAAAGGATTGTACATTGATGCCCGCGGTAGGTTATTTCCCTGCTGTTGGGTGGCCAATAGATACAATCACAATTTAGACTGGCAACAACTAGCAAACAACTTCGATCTACACACAAAAACATTAGCAAACGTATTAGCGGATAGTTTTTGGGCTAATGACTTCCAAACTTTCAAGTGGCAAGAATGTCAAACCAAATGCTCTAGTGCATTAGTTGACGAAAAATACGCTACTTCTTGGTAGAAGGACTAACTATAGCACATACTCAAAATCACACATGACATGGCTTTATCAAGATACCCCAATTGAGACACTGCCCGAAGAATGTGTAGGTTTTGTTTATCTAATCACAAATAATCTATCTGGACGCAAGTACATAGGCAAAAAATTAGCAAAGTTTTCAAAAACAACATACAAGACAGTCAAACAAAAGAACGGCACGAAGAAGCGGAAGAAGATACGATCAAAGATCGACTCAGATTGGAGAGAGTACTATGGGTCAAGCCCAGAATTAACCGCAGACGTAATCACACTAGGCACCGAAAACTTCACCAGAGAAATACTTTACTATTGTAAATCAAAATCAGAATGTTCGTACATTGAAGCAAGAGAACAGTTCACAAGAAAAGTATTAGAATCACAAGATTATTATAACGGCCATATTCAAGTTCGTGTGCATGG